GGTTTAAAGCCCTTGCCGATCATGAAGACCCATGGGTGCAAGCTATGGTTGCGGCTAGGCTTGGCACCAAGAGCACATTGGGGGAGACTCGCACCCAGCGGTTCATCGACATTGCCAAGCGCGGTGATTTGCCTGTCCCCCTACGCTACTATGCCGCGCACACTGGGCGTTGGGGTGGAGACGACAAACTGAACCTTCAGAACCTGCCTAGAAAATCTACACTGAAGTCAGCGATCACTGCGCCCCCTGGGTATGTGTTGATTGATGCCGACTCATCTCAGATTGAGGCGCGGGTTTTGGCGTGGCTATCGGGGCAGAATGATCTTGTTAAAGCCTTTGCAAGTGGTGAGGATGTGTACAAGATAATGGCATCCCGCATCTACGGCAAGTCAGTTGAATCCATTACGGAAGACGAACGGTTTGTGGGCAAGACAACCATTCTTGGGGCCGGGTACGGCATGGGGTGGTCTAAGTTTCAGACGCAGTTGCGCAACTTCAAGCGTGACTTAGACGAGCCAACCTGCAAACATATCTTAAACACGTACCGAGGTTCTTTCTCTTTCATCCCACAGCTTTGGGAACAAGCGCATCGGTGTCTGGATGCTTTAGCAGATGAGAAGCTAAAGACTACACCTTTTGGGTGCCAGCCTCAAGCGGTGTACGTGTTGCCTGGGGTGGGATTTGATCTGCCCAGCGGGTTACCCTTGAAGTACATGAATTTACGCCCTGATGAAATTGACGAGCGGGGGCGGGCGCAGTATATTTACACCACGCGCAAGGGGATTGTGCGAATCTACGGTGGTAAAGTCGTAGAGAACATCTGCCAAGCAATAGCTAGATGTGTGATTGGTGAGCAGATGCTCAAGATTTCTCAGCGATACCAAGTGGTGTTGACGGTTCACGATGCCGTTGCATGTATTGTTAAAGAAGAAGAGTGGGAAGCCGCCGCTAAGTATGTGCAAGACTGCATGCGGTGGAGGCCGAAATGGGCGCAAACCCTGCCGCTTGATTGTGAAGTGAAGTATGGAACAAGCTATGGAACAACAACAAGATTCATTGGTTGATTACGCCTATCCCTGCATGATGGCAGAGAAGTCGTTGAAGGACGCACATGACTCTATGCTGTGTCGTGACTACGATGCGGCTATTGAGCAAACGCTGAAAGCACTGGCAGACACGCGCCTTATGCTTCAGTCTATCCGCTACCAAAAAGAAGTCAATCAATGAACTACACATGGTCATATTCCAGCATTTCGCTTTTCCAGCAGTGCCCTAAAAAGTACTATCGGTTGCGGGTTGCCAAAGACATTGTTGAGCCCCCTCGCGACTACCTGCTTTATGGCTCCGCTGTGCACAAAGCGGCAGAGGACTACGTGAGAGATGGCACACCGATTCCTGAGAAGTATGCATTTGTACAGCAACGTATTGACCCCTTTGTTTCTATTGAAGGGGAGAAGCTGTGTGAGTACGAGATGGGGCTGACCAAAAATATGGAGCCATGTGGGTTCCGTGATGAGAATGTTTGGTTCCGTGGCATTGCCGACTTGCTTATTGTTAACAAAGACAAAGCCCGAATCGTTGACTGGAAGACAGGTAAGAGCAGTCAGTACGCAGACAAGAAACAGTTGGAACTGCTTTCGCTGTTAGTGTTTAAGCATTTCCCGCAGGTCAAATCAATCAAGGCGGCGCTGGTGTTCTTAGTCGCTAAAGATTTAGTGCCTTCTGCGTACACTGAAGATTTTCAATACGATGCATGGCAACGATGGTTGCCTGAGTTAGATCGCTTAGAGGCGGCATATACAACTTCGGTGTGGAACGCAAAGCCGAACTTTACGTGCCGTAATTTTTGTGCAGTCACCGACTGCGAACACAATGGGAGAAAATGAAATGCCCTACGTAAACAAACCAAGACCATACAAGAAAGAGTATGAGCAGTATGACGGCACACCTGCGGTCAAAAAGAAACGAGCCGCTAGAAACAAAGCCAGAGCAATCATGGAGAAAGCTGGCTTAGTGCACAAGGGTGATGGGAAAGATGTTGACCACAAGCAAGCATTGAGCAAAGGCGGTAAATCCGTGCGTAGCAATCTGCGCGTAAAGTCTGCATCCGCAAATCGTTCCTATGCCCGTAACAGCGACCACTCCATAAAGTAATGCAAATAATCGACAACAAAGCCTTGGTGGTACGCACCAAGAATCCAGGGCGTATTACGGCGGCAATTGAAAAAAGCGCCGAACTCTCTGAGAATGAAGGCGTAACTGAAGTAGCGGTGCATTGGGGATTAGCTGAAGCACAAGCGTTGTGCAAGCTTGGCATGAAGAAAGTGCCGTCTCCAATTGAGCGTGACTACGAGTGGCCTGGGTTGCACAAACCCATGAGCCACCAAAAAGAAACTGCATCGTTCTTTACGTTACATCAGCGCGGGTTTTGCTTTAACGAGCAAGGCACAGGCAAAACTGCGGCGGCTATTTGGGCGGCAGACTACCTGCTTAATTTAAAGGCAATCAATCGCGTTCTTGTGATATGCCCCCTTTCAATCATGCAACCTGCATGGCAAGCAGACTTATTTAAGTTTGCACTCCATCGTTCTGTAGCAATAGCATACAGCACCAACCCTAAGAAACGTCGGGAGTTGATCCAGAGTCAGACCGATTTTGTGATCATAAATTTTGATGGTGTTGAGATTGTGCAAGAGCAGGTAGCGGCGGGTGGGTTTGATCTCATCATCGTTGACGAAGCAAACGCCTATAAAAACCCAAAGACCAATCGGTTTAAAGTATTGCGAAACTTGGTAAAGCCTACGACTTGGTTGTGGATGATGACTGGAACTCCCGCTTCACAATCTCCGCTTGATGCATACGGGTTGGCGAAGATGTGTGTGCCGAGCCGAACCCCAGCTTTCTATGGTGCGTATCGGGATATGGTGATGTACCAACTGACCCGGTTCCGGTGGATTGCTAAACCCAATGCCGAGGCAGTAGTTTATGACATGCTACAGCCAGCCATCCGCTTCACCAAGAAAGAATGTTTGGACTTGCCTGAGGTGACACACACCTCACGCTTTGCACCACTGAGCGCTCAGCAACTCAAATACTACAAGCAACTGAAGAAAGACTTTTTATTCTCTGCGGTAGGCGAGGATGTATCGGCAGTGAACGCGGCGGCTAACCTAAACAAGTTGCTACAGATTGCGTGTGGGGCGGTTTACACCGATAACAAGAACGTCATTGAGTTCGATGTCTCTGCACGTCTAAGCGTTGTCGAAGAAGTCATATCAGAGGCTAGCCACAAGGTGCTTGTGTTTGTGCCATACACGCATGCCATTCATTTGGTGAACGAGTACTTAACCAAGCAAGGCATCCACTGCGAGGTGATTAACGGCGAAGTGAGTGTTGGCAAACGTACTGAAATTTTCAAGCGTTTCCAAGAAGAAGAGAACCCGCAAGTGCTTCTAATTCAGCCTCAAGCGGCGGCGCACGGGGTTACCCTGACTGCGGCAAACGTGGTCATATGGTACGCTCCTGTTACGTCGAGTGAGGTGTATTTGCAAGCCAATGCAAGGGTGCACCGCCAAGGGCAAAAGAACCCAGTAACTGTGGTGAACATCGAAGGCAGTCCAGTAGAAACAAAACTGTACGCCGCGCTCCAAAGCAAATTAGATGCTCACATAAAACTAATCGACTTGTACAAAAACGAAATTAGCTCTTGACATAGTCAAGAAAAGCTTTTATAATTGCTGGAAAACGAAGGAGAAAAAATGGACATACCGCCCATAGAAAGAATCGTCGCCGCTTACATCAAGATACGCGACGCAAAAGAAAAACTGCAACAAGAATACAAAGTGCAGGAACAAGACCTTGACGAGCAAATGACTTTGCTTAAGCACAAGCTTGTAGAAATCTCCAAAGAAACTGGGGTGACCAGTTTTTCAACTCCACACGGTATTGCATACCGCACGGTTAAGACTCGCTACTGGACTAACGACTGGGGCAGTTTCTATGACTTCATGCGGGACAGCGGTGCAGTGGAGATTTTGGAGAAGCGTATTCACCAGACAAACATGAAAGAGTTCTTGGAGAACAACCCCGAAGTTCATCCGCCTGGACTCAACATGGATAGTGAATACGAGATCACCATTAAGCGCAAGTAATTTTTAACCAAAGGAGAAAACCATGAGCAATGAAATCGCTCTCTTTAACCAAGAAGTCCCGGCCTATCTAAAAGAAGTCGGACTTGACAACATGACCAAAGCTTTGGCAGGTAACACTGGCACAAAGCGCATCTCCATTCGTGGCGGTGTGTTTCGACTGATGGTCAATGGCGAGGAAATCGCTAAGAACGAAAACCGTTCGATGAATATTGTCATCATTAACGGCGGTGCAAAGGTTGCACGTTCTTTCTACGCTGATAAGTACGTAGCTGGGGAAACCAGTCAACCTGACTGCTGGTCTAACGATGGCGATAAGCCTGATGCCAGCATTGAAGAGCCACAACACACTTCGTGTGAAGGCTGTTCGCAGAACATAAAAGGTTCTGGTCAAGGTGACTCTCGCGCTTGCCGATTCCAACAACGTCTGGCAGTTCTGCTGGCCGAGGACATTGACGGCGATGTGTATCAATTGACGCTCCCATCCAAGTCTATCTTTGGTCGTGGGGATGTGGACAAGATGCCGTTCCAACAGTATGCCAAATATGTGGGTGCTCAAGGAAAGAGCATCGGTACGCTGGTTACAGAAATGCGTATGGACAGCGACAGCGACACGCCAAAGCTTACTTTCAAGCCCGTCAAGTACTTGACCAAAGAGCAATGGTTAGTCGCTAAAGAAAAAGGTGAAAGCCCTGCCGCTAAATCTGCGGTTACGCAAACCCCCGCCACCACTGACGGCGTTAAGCCTAAAGCCCCAGCTATCCCCAAAGTAGAAGCTGAAGCTGTAGACGAGCCCGTCAAACGCACTGCTAAAAAGAACGCTGAACCTGCACCAAAGAAAGAGTTTGCGGACGTTTTGAGCAAGTGGACTACTGACGACGAGTGATCATGTCTAGCCATGGTTATTCAGTACGTTTAGTACGTGCCAATCAGGAAGCAAGCACAGAAAGCCCCGGCGTAATGCTGGGGCGGATGTGCATTTCCAAAGAGTATCCTGTTCGGGATGTGGCTGAGCACTTTGGGGTAAGCAGGATGACAATCTACAAATGGTTTGTAGGTGAATGGATTCCTCGCAAAGCTCACGCCGCAAAAATCGAAGAGGTTCTCTCGAAAATTGGTTTTGCTCTTTAACGGCGTCTGATGGGGCCCCGCGCCCCTCAGACGCTTTCTTTTTCGCGGTGCAGGGGCGGCTATGACAAAAGTGGATTTGTTGTCGGCAGTGCTTTCCGCACAAGGTTGGTACTGCATAGTAGGTCTGAGGAAGACCGGGTTCCCACGACAAGTGTTCGTGCAGAGCCTTGAGGAAGTTGAAACAGAAACGCAAGCGTTGCTTGCAGAGGATTACGATGTTTATTTTGCATGCGCTAAGTACGAGACCGACAAGTCTCGGACGACGGACAATGTATTAGCAGTTAAATCGTTCTGGCTAGATATTGATTGTGGTGCGGGTAAACCGTATGCCACACAAGCAGACGGGCTGTCAGCGTTGAAAGAGTTTTGCACGAGTGCGGGACTACCAAGGCCAACGATAGTCAACTCAGGTCGGGGGCTTCATGTGTACTGGCCTTTGACTGCGGACATATCGCGTCAAGAGTGGGCGGTAGTTGCAAAGCGTTTTAAAGTGGTGTGCCACGAGCATGGATTGGATGCTGACCCTAGCCGCACGGCAGATGTGGCATCGATTCTTCGTATGCCAGAGACATACAACCACAAGAATGACCCGCCCTTAGATGTAAATTTGGTGCACCTATCTCAGCCCATTGAGATCGACGCATTTAAAAATGCATTGGGTGGTGTGATGGATGCCGCCCCTGACTACTTGCCACCACAAGTGGACGAGATGACCAAAGCCCTCATGGGTAACCGGCAGTTTCGGTTTAGCGTCATAGTAGACAAGAATGCAAAGGGCACTGGCTGTTTGCAGTTGGCCAAGATGATTGGCGGACAAGACAAGATGGACGAGCCTAGCTGGAGAGCTACGCTTTCTATTCCAGCATTTTGTGTAGACGCTAGCACTGCAATCCACGATGTATCTCGCAGTCACCCCCAGTACAACGAAGAAGAAACCAATGAGAAGGTTCAACGAATCAAAGGCCCGTA